GGTCGGATGTAGTATAGGCGGTTACTGTACGGAGTTCTATAAGAATAATATTGAGATAGGTAATATCGTCAACACTCTAGGAACATGTATAGATGTTGGTTTTGGTTTACAGAGACTTTTGTTGGTACTTGGTGAACTTGAAAACAAAACACGTTTAGAAATACTTGAAGAAACGTGTACTACATTGATTGATAGTGGAGTTGTTGTTTCACATTATGGTCATGGTTATATATTGAAGAAGCTTATTACAGAATGCGTCATGCATGGTTCATTCATAAGTCATGAATATTTTCAGAAGATACGATTAAGCCAAGTTGAGATATACAAAAACTATCTTAGATTATCTTCACGCATCAGTAACAAAGATAAAACGGATGAATATTGGCTATCAACAATGGGATTCAACAGAAAGTACGAGGACAATTATAAACGCATGTATGCGGAACTGAATGGTTAACATCATTGCTTTTTGAGAATACGTAATTGTGGTTATATAAATAATTGAAAAAGGATTGATATATGGCCACTTTTAAAGATTTATTGATTGAATATTATCAGGAAGGAAAAACTTGGTATCATGCTACCAATAAGCATTTTGATAAATTTGACACAACATTGGGTGATTTGGGCGCACATTTTGGTTCTAAGGATCAAGCACAACATGTCCTTAAAAATAGATTGAGTGGTGAAGGCCATATCTATAAAGCACGTATAAAGGTTTATAATCCATTGAGACTTACTGATGTTGGTTCTTTTCATGCGGATAATATAGCTGATCAATTATTGAAAAAGAAATTGATTTCTAAAGATGAGCATGATAAGTATACTCATAATGAGGCATATAAACACCGTAAACAATATAATCAAGAAATCCGTCAGCGTTTGATTGATAAGGGTTATGATGGTGTTTCTTATTCTAATACGCATGAGGGTAGGGGTACTTCTTTGATTGCATTTGATCCTGAAAGTATAAAAATGACTGGATTGATGGAATCAGCGGAAGAACAAAAGAAACTTCGTAGTTATGCGTATTCTCAAAAAAGTATGTTAGAGCGTGGTGCTGATGGTCATTTATCATCTGCATATGAACGTTATGTTCCCATGCACAAATTAGATGGTTTAGAACCAACACCAACAAATAATGAAAGCGATGATGGAAAATATCACTACGGGAAGCCTGTTAAACAGCCTATAGAGGTGAAATACGATGCAGATGAAGATAAGTATACGGTTTATGGTGGAAACCACCGTATAGCGCAAGCCAAGGCTAATGGCGACACTCATATACTAGCATTTGTTGAGCCAGATCGTCGTTATGGCACTTTTATTGGAAAGGAAACTCTCGATAAGAAGCCTGTGGGTACTTTATAAAATTATTGACAAATACTTCATGTTGTTTTATAATCTATAGTTCGAGGTTTATATGAAAAAATTAACACAAGAACAAACAGATTATCTTCAAGAAAGAATGGATGAAGTCATGGACTGGTTTGATTTTGAGAAAGTCCAAAAAGTCATGGATTTTCTAGATTGGCAATGGTTTTCTGTCAGTGGAGTTCCTACTATTCCAGACATGCGCCAATATGTTAGAAAGTCTATGAGAGAAGCATATGAAGCAGTTATATTTGGTGATACTAATAAAGGTTTTAATTCTTCTGGTGGATTTTCTGTTAAATGTGAACGTGATCCAAAAGATAATGTAATATTTTTCCATGTTACATTTGAATTAACAAATTGGACAACAGACGCTAACTAAGTTAGCGTTTTCTGTCACCTATACCCAACTCGATATATTCATCTTTGTTTTCTTTCGGTTCTTTGGGTTCTTTAACTTCCCTTTCCCTATCTCCAATCCCCAATTCGATATATTCGTCTTTTGGCTTTTCTTTAGACTTGCTTTCATTTAAGAAATCATTATAGCTTTTCATTTTTCATCATCCATAGTTATTGTTGCGTGGTGTATTCTATATATTCGTGGATTTAGCCCTTCTCTGTATGGTGGCATATGGTGGTCTTCATGTTCACCAGAAAGGTGCAATGTGTGTCCTTTATTAATAAGGAACTCTCTTTCTTTAGGGAACTGTGAAAAATCTGATATGTATGCACCAACTTGTTGTCCTTTTTTCACATGTATTTTTATTATGTGGTGTATGTTATATTCTTTTTCAACACCATCATTAACGTGTTTTTCTGTAGTATGTCTGCTACCCTTCACAGGTGTAAAGTCAGCAGCTTCTGATACTCTTGTAGACGTGCTAGTAAAAGCAGGTATGTGAAGATTTCCTTTTAATTCATTTTTATTAGCGTTTACACCAGTGAATACATGAAAATCTTTTTTTGCTGGCCTTCCTGATTTTAGAACGTTGCTTATTTTATCATGCATATCATGTTTTTCACCTTTCCATAAATTTCTATTAATTGTTTTGGAGTCTTCGGTGTAATAATAAAGGCTATCATCATCTTTTGTGCTTTCATGCGATGGTTGATGTTCGCTGAAAAATGAATCTGGATGTTCGTTTTCTATTACTTCACCGTCAAAATTATATTGTTCTAATAAATTAATAAAATAGTTTAGAAAATTCATTTATCATCATCCGGTGTTATGGTTGCATGGTGTATTCTATATATTCTTCTTGTTCTACTATACCCATTTTCTTCTGGTGGATTATGATGGTCTTCATAATCCCCGCTAATATGTATGGTATGCCCTTTATTAATCAAAAACTCTTTTTCGTGTGGTGCAAAAGAATGATCGGCGATATACGCACCAACCTGTTGTCCTTTTTTCACGTGTATCTTTAATATATGATGGACAGTATGTTTAACCATATTTCCATCTTCATCCGGATGGTACTCTTCCGTGTGCCTATTTTCAATAGGTCTGACGAATCTTCCTGCTATTATTGGGGAGTATGACGCTGATGTAAAGGCTGGAATATGTAAATCTCCTTTTTTAATTTCATTCCTATTCGCATTCACCCCTGTATAAACATGAAAATCTTCTTTTGCGGCAGGTGCTGTTTTAAGGGCATCTGTTAGTAATGACGCATTTTTTTCATCTTCTATGAAGTCAAACTTTTTCTTCCATAAAGATTTGTTCATACTTGTTGAGTGGTCGCAATAACTTTTAATAGCGTCGATTTGATTATTGTCTTTTGTTTCAGGCGCATGATGTATGAAGAAAAGCTCTTTATCAGGGTCTTCATTGTCATTGTGATCAAATTTTATAGGTGGATTTACCACTTGCTCATTTAAAGAATATATCATGTTTAAATGTTCTTTAAAAGTTTTCATTTATCGTTCCCCATTGATATTGTTGCATGGTGTATTCTGAAAATTCTATTGCCCTCTCCCGGATGGTCTTCATAATCATCGGAAACATGTATCGTGTGATTTTTATTTATTAAGAACTCATGTTCGTCGCTATAGTTACTATGGGGTGCAATATACGCACCAACCTGTTGTCCTTTTTTGACATGTATCTTTAATATATGATGAATCATATGCGGTTGTATATCACCATTCTTGTTTGGGTGGTCTTCTAAAGAGTGATATTTTACTCCAAAGTCACCTGCCACAAAATCTTTTGTTGATGTTGAGGTGAAAGCCGGAATGTGTAAGTCCCCTTTTTCAATTTTATTTCTTTTTGAGTTTATTCCAGTGTAAACATGGAAATCCTCTTTGGCAGCGGGTGCTGTTTTTAGAATATCTGAAAGAGTTTTTGCGTCGTCGTCTAATGAACTATTCTTGTGATTTGCATCGTGTTTGTTTTCCCATAGATAACGGTTTAGACCTTTAGAACTAGCACTATATGATCTGATGGCGTTGCTATGTGATGTATTAGAAACATTTGGTAAATGAGATGCTATTAAATCATCTTCACGTTTTCTGTCATCACTTATATCTAAAAAACTTATATGTTTTTCAGGTTTTATTTTTCCTTCAATTAAAGCTCTAAATTTACTCATTATTCATCATCCGGTGTTATGGTTGCGTGGTGTACTCTTACTATTTTTGGAGTTCCGCCAAATGTGCTGTCTTGTTCAACATGATCTTCAATTTTTCCTGTAAAATGTAATGTGTGTCCCTTGTTTATTAAAAACTCTCTTTCATGTTGTCGCTGGCCAATATCACCAACATAACCACCAACTTGTTGTCCTTTTTTAACATGTATTTTAATAACATGTCTTACATTAACATCTTTCTCGTTTCCGCTTTCTGTTTTCATTTTTTCTACTGTTTTTCCTGATGAAAACAAACCAGCTATTCTATGATCCGCAGATGCAGAAGTGAATGCCGGAATATGCAAATCACCTTTAAGCCTTTCACTATCAGCTTTGACGCCAGTATAAACATGAAAGTCTTTTTTTGCTGCCGGTGTTGATTTTAATAAAGCCGAAACATGTTCAATATGATGGTCGTCATTATGAACTGCATTTTTACCGCCCCATAATGAACCATTCATGTTGTATGAATCATGCTTATATGCATCTAATGCTTTTTTCTGTAAATTACCATTTATAGATGGTGCATGTTGATGAAAATGTTCTTCGTCAAACGGTTTTAAATGTTCATTGTGATGACTATAGTCAAAATCCAGATGTTCTTCTGCTTTATTAGTTGGAACTATTTTATCATGTTTCTTGAATATATTAAAACTTTCGTTTAAGAACTCACTGTAACTCTTCATTTTTATTACCATGTGAAAAAATATATAATATTTACAACAAGTGCTTGACAACAGCTAAAACTATGTGTAGAATGCATCACATCAAGACGAGTTGAACTTTTTGAAAAATATCTTAAAAAAGTTTGAAAAAGTGCTTGACATTGACGAAAAAACACTATATAATAGTACGACACCGCAATTAATACGAATTGCTTAATAGGTAAGAGAAAATGAACACTATCAACTTTGTAACTGACATAACCACGAAGGACACAGTAAAAACTGTGACAGTGGATACTATTGTCAAAAATATAGTTACAAATAAAAATGATAGAAATAGTGGAAGGCTTTGTGACGAGGGTTGGGACTTTTAAACCAACTGCTGATGCGAACACAAAGCCTAGTCTAAACAACTAGGCTTTTTTGTTTCGGGCTTATGGTGTAATGGATAGCATAAGAGTCTTCTAAACTTTTGGCCCAAGTTCGAATCTTGGTAGGCCCGCCAAAATGTTACAATTGGTCTATAGTGAAACGGTTATCACAGCGGACTTTTAATCCGTTTTTCTGGGTTCGAATCCCAGTAGACCAACCAAAAGGAAACTAACAGCAAAATTTATACATTTCACTTTTAATGAAAAACGTAAAATGTTTCCTGTTATTGCTCGGTTGCGTAGAGAGGTTATACGTCTCCCTTACAAGGAGAGCGATGTTGGTTCGAGTCCAACACCGAGCACCAAAATTGCGATAGGTCTATAGCTCAAGTGGTTAGAGCACCGAACTCATAATTCGGCGGTTCTCGGTTCAATTCCGAGTAGACCTACCAATATGCTGTTATCATATAAAGGCTTATTATGCCGGTTTTGTAGTCCGGTAATGAGGGTTCGATTCCTTCTAACAGCACCATAACATCAAGGAAGATAGTGAAAAATAATCTGATCAATTATTGGAAACTATTGGAGAACAGCGGAAAATATAGCAGGATGAGTTCGATTTGATGTTGTGATTCTCAGATGACAGAGTGGTAATGTTCCCGGCTGTTAACCGGAGGACACCGTAAGGTGCAGTGGTTCGATCCCACTTCTGAGAGCATTTAGATACTTATTCTAGGGTAGGTATCGAACAAAGTATATACATGTAAGAATAACAGTCATAATGGCACTTACATGTATTATACAATATACAAGATTACTAACTTGAAAAATGGTAAAATCTACATAGGAAAACATAAAACCGATGATTTAGATGACGGTTATATGGGTTCATAACAAAGAGATGAAAAAATGTAAAAAAGTACCAAAGGATTCTGTATTAGAACCCGGTTGGGAAAATGGTAGAAAAATTAAGTGGTAATATAATTCCCAGATAGCTCAGTTGGTAGAGCGGTTGATTGTTAATCAACGGGTCACAGGTTCGAGTCCTGTTCTGGGAGGTCTAGTATAAAGTTTGCCGCCACGAGGCACTAGATGGAAACAATCGTAAGATTGGCTAAAAACTTTAAAGCGAGTGTGCAAAAGCCACCCCGCTCGTTAAATCCAGATGTGGTCTGGGTAGCGCCTTTCACGGCCAGTTCGTAAAGAACAAGTAGTGAAAAGTTAGGAACCAGCTAACTACAATACTATGTTAGTACAGTGGTCGAGTATACTGGCCTGTCACGCCGGAGACACGAGTTCAATTCTCGTACATAGTGCCTAGAAATTAGTTGACAGATGGTGTAGATGTGATATAATGGCACCATCGAAAACGAATTGAGAGTTGTAAAGTGATTTATATATCAGCACCATATTCACATCCAGACAAATCCGTAATTGAGAAACGTATGGGTTCTGTATACAAACACTTTGCGGCTCTGATGATGCAGGGTCATGTTCCTGTCACGCCGTTGATGGCACATGAAGTGGTGATGAGACATCCTGTACCTTCTGATTCGGCATTTTGGGAAAATTATTCCTTGACTTTGTTGAGCAGATGTAATAAAATGGTTGTCTTGATGATTGACGGATGGGAAGATTCATCTGGTGTATCATATGAAATTGATTATTGCAAGAAAAACAATATTCCGATTGAATATGTGACCATGTGATACGTGATATCTCAATAGCTCAGGTGGTTAGAGCATCCGACTCATAATCGGCAGGTCGCTGGTTCGAACCCAGCTTGAGATACCAACACCATTGGAAGCCAGTAGTGGTGTTAAAAGTTGTGACTTATGCGTACTAAGTTCACAGACGTTGTGGATGCGGCTAATCCCATACAATACGATAATGTGTAGAAACCGTTAGTCCTCATTCCCTCCTTTATGGTGGGGTGCTAGAGAAAGGCACAGTTTAGTGCTGGTGGACTGATTGGGTGCAAGCTAGTGTCGTGCCTACCGATTAATTAAACATGCTTAAATGTGTGTTTAGAAAATGTTGTGAAAATATACTCATGGTTTAATTTCACAACAAAATATAAACAGTGAGATAAAAATGTATCGTGCACGATTTTATGTTCCAGTTGAAGATTATCGTCCTGTAGTGTGGCCGATTAAGCACCCTTACTGGTGTACTGGTGGAACATTATATGGTCATTCGGTTATTGTAGCTTATGTTGATGATATGCAACAGTTGATGACATATTGGCCTGATGCATATGACATTGACATGAGTGAAGAAGTAGATGAATATGTCTTCACTGACAGATTTAGAAAGCCTGATTGGTTTTCTTAAAGTTTTAGGTTGTTAACAGCAATTTTAATTTTTTATTTGGAAAAAAGAAAAATACAACCTGTAAAAATCATTGGGTGGTAACTTAGAGGCTTAAAGTTCCCGGCTCTTACCCGGAGAATCGTGGGTTCAAATCCCACTCACCCAACCAAACAAAGGCACTTAAAATGACAGCATATAATAAAGTAATAACCTATTATTTTGAGGTAATGGGTGAAGGATTGGAAATTGTATATTTTAGTGATGATTGTGCTGAAATTGAAGAAACCCGTAAGAATGGACAAGAAGACACACATATGAAAGGAATGGCTGTTCTAGAAAATGGTGTTTGGCGTTGGGAGAATGAGGATTACAATTCATTTGTGATGTATCATTCGGAGAAGTTTTCAAATGCTATCCTTGAGTATTTGACTGTAAATGGTCTGCCAAAAGAATAGCATAAGGTTTTAGGTTGTTGACAGCAATTTTAATTTTTTATTTTCAAAAAAAGAAAAAATACAACCTGTTGAGAAAAACATGACTAATATGAATGTACCCATAAGTGGGGAAAGTGGTGAATGTTTGTTGAATATGATGAAATATTCCAAAATTAGACATAATGGAAAAATCATCAAAGATGTAAAATCTTCATGGGCTGGGATTTATCTGGTTTATGAAGATGGTAGTTGTGACACGTTTTACTTGGGTGATAAACCACTTGTGATGCAACGTGTTAAGTGATATACTGCGTTCATATAGAGGTTATTATGTCGGGCTGTCTACTCGATCACAGGGGTTCGATTCCCCTACGCAGTGCCAAACAACTTTTGTAAGTTGTGGTAGTAATACTTAGTTTTGGATAGTAACAGCAAAAAAATATCGTAGCTCTGTAAAAGCCAAAGGTGTCGGTTCGAGTCCGGCTGCGTCGTAAGGCGTATAGTTTAATCGGTAGAACAAGATAAACTCTATCCAGTGTTATAAGATTTTTAAGGTTTTGGATGGTCACAGCAACCATTTCTAGCATGATAAGCCGTTGGTTACAGGTTCAAATCCTGTCGCCCCCACCGATTGTTGTAATGTTTCATTGGGGGTGTAGCTCAATCAGGTAGAGCAGCGTATAGAAAATTCCATCCAGTTGATTTTAGGAAAATAACAGCAAATCAATATTATTGGTTCGACTCCAATCGGAAACTAGCTTCGGCAACGTTTTTGATATGTTCCCAACTTGGTAAAGGGAACAATTTTTCCTGTTGCTGCCGTTTTTACGGCATATGGGTTCGTAGCTCAATCGGCAGAGCAACTGGCTTTTAACCAGTAGGTAGTGGGATCGTAACCCACCGGACTCACCATTTAAAATATACATATCCTACATAAAGAGAATGCTAATGTGTGAGCAATGTTTGGTCAACCCTTTGTATTTTGGTGAAGTATTGCCGGGTTGGTATCTAATTCGTGCCCGCCGTGACGGTGATATTATGAAGGTTGGTGATTGGGGTATGATTCAGTGCAATGATCCTACTTTTGTGTGGGAAACAACACCGAAAATGACAGCCGAACAAAATGAAAAGCTATACATTTTGCCAGAAGATTTTGAAAACTCATTATATTTGAATGCTTATAATGGTTATGAACTAGTAAAGGCCGCAATTGAAGTTGGATATAATCGTGATGAAGATGGTTATTTCCCACAATGGCTTTACTATAAGTTGTCTGAATTTATTCGTAATACAGAACCACGAATTGAAGAAGATTCTTTTCCAAATCGTGATGACATTGTACCACATGATTATACACTAGGTAAAGATTGAGAATAAAAATGAGCGATTTAAAACAACAATTAACAGCACAAATCGAAGAGTATTTGAATGAAAATATAAAAATAGTTAAAGTTGAACGAAAGATTGATGATGATATTTTTATACCAACTTTGCATTTTGATATATCATGTAAACTTAATATTGAAATATTACAAGATTTAACTGTAATTTCCGCAAATGGTAAAGAAATTGTTGGGAAGACAATTTTAGATAAATTGTCCAATGCTACTTTAAATAATTAAAAGTGATAATAGTAAATGAGTGATATAAAACAAAAATTAGAAAATTATCTAAACGAAAATATTCATGTAAACTTATATAAAAGTATTGATAACGAAACATTTACACCAGTAATAAATTTTGTAATTAATGGTGCTTTCAATGTTGAACTTGCACAAGATGCAAAAATTGATGGCATCAATATAATGGAAATATTTGGTGATGCCATTATGACTAAAATCAAAGAAGGTATTAAAAATTCGAATACGTTATCCTTTTGATAAAACTAAACCAGTACAAGTTTATCGTAATTTGACTAAGAAATGTTGGTCGATACGCCAAAATGGTTTGGTGGTAGCACATTCTTATGAACCTTTGTTTTTAAGAAATGTTTCATATGTTGTTAACGCAAAAGGTCGTGAAAAGGTATTATTAACAAAGACTAAAAATGTGCATGCGTATGTTAAAGGATATATAATAGAAAACCAGCCAATTGCAGGTTTCTTGAAAAAGGCTTATTATAATCCATATAATACAGAAACATTTGTGGATTTTGTTACAAAAGAACCATTAATGAAATCATCGTATTGTTGCATGACTGATGATTTTATTGTACTATATAAAGATTGAATACTTGCGGCCATCATACCGCATAGTGCAGGATATGCATGATAAGAAGAGAGTCATACTCTTAATATCCCGTGGGTGATGTCCGATCTAGGTACGATAACTCTAGAAATGCTACCTTAGCTCATCTGGTAGAGCAGCGGCTTAGTTTCTGAGACAAGGTTTCAGTAATGATAACCCGCAGGTGGCCTGTTCGAGTCAGGCAGGTAGCACCGATTTCCAATGTGTAAGTGTTTGATTTATCAACCACAGAGGAAATTAACATGAATACTATATTTTTACACGATTTTAATTCGCTAGATGATGTTTTGCGAGAGTTTAATATCACTGCGGATAGATTGAATGGTTATGAAATATTACTAGCATCATATGCAATAGGGTATTACGAGGGCTGGTCTTTCGTGCTTCTAAAGCATACTGAATCTGGTGAGTTATTCACAGTATATGCATCACATTGTTCGTGCTATGGTTTGGAAGGTCAATTTGATATGGAGTCCGCTTCTGTCGAACAATTGAAAAAACTGTATGCAGAGGACTATTATGCATATACTGATTGTAAAACGGAATTGGGAGAAATCCTTGATTCATTAGCGTAAGAAATTACGCATATGCCGCTATAGCTCAAGTGGTAGAGCAACGGTTTCGTAATCCGTAGGTTGTGAGTTCGAGTCCCACTGGCGGCACCAGAGGTAAAAGTAATGATCACTGCATCTGAATATTTGGAAAGAACAAAGAATGGCGAAACTGTTTTTGTAATTCCAGAAGACAATAAAGAAGAAAATCCAAGTTCTGCTGATATTATGGGTGACTTGGCTGAATCACATCCTATAGGATATCCCCGCTAAATCCTTGACACCTTCTCCCTAACATGGTAAACTGTACGCATAGTAGAGATTACCATGTGTATATCTCGTTCAAGTTAACAAATTTGCATGAGAATCAAAAATGACCAATGATGATAAACTGTTTGTAGAAGCAGTATCTAAATGGCGTAATATTACACCCGAATCAAAACGCATAACCGAACTGGAACAGGCTTTAAAGAGCATTGTTGAGTTCGGTTATGGTCTTGGTCATAGTCGTGGATTCTCATGTGCTAAAATGGCTGAAAAGGCTTTGTCCTCACACGCTAAGGTGTCTTGATATGAAAAAACATATTGTTATTGAAATTGATATTCCGGAGTCTGATCTTTGTTGGATTTCTGACAATGGTAGTCAAGTTTTTCATGATATTTTTGTGAAACGTGCTTTACATAGTCTTATTAGTTTGCAAAGTCGTGCTGATACAGATTCAATATATGATTATGTTACTACCATGATTACATGTCTAGAATCCGCCAAGGTTGTTGATAATCCTCTTCTAGTTGAAATTGACAAGATGATTGCATTTTATTCTGGTGGTGAAGAAATGAAATCTATGAGGGAATGTTTTGCGGATGAGAAATTGGTTGAAGTATTAAAAGAAATCCGAGATAAAATTTGATATGAACTCCACAGTGTTCCAAGAAGAACAACTTGTAAGGTGCGTAGACACCTTTGGTAACAAGGCATTACAAATTAATAAGTTGTATATTGTGTCATGCGTTTTCAATAATGTTAGAATGAATGTATACGATCCATTGATTACTGATGGTGAGGATAAAATACATTTTACTAACATAATAATTGATACATTCTCTTATAATTTTGCGCCCGCCTCAAAAGAAGAAGTTGAATGGTATGTGTCTACCCGTAAGAACTTATTGTTTGAAAAGATAACCCGCATAAATGAAAGTATTGTGATGTTGAATGGCAAATAATGATAGAAATTAAAATAACACAAGATATACGTGAAAGGGCACAAGAGAAAGCTGATGAAATGGGTAGGTTGAACAACTCTATTCGTCAAGGCGAAGGCAATCTTGTTGGGTTCATGGGGGAACAAATTGTTGCAAATTATCTTAATGCATGTGTTGAAAATACATATGACTATGATATAATGATGCATGGTGCTAAACTTGACGTTAAGACCAAAGAGTGTACATCACCACCAAAGCCTCATTATGAGTGTTCGATAGCGGCATATAATACGAAACAAAAGTGTAATGCTTACGTCTTTACCCGCATATGTCAGGATACTTGTTGGATTTTGGGATGGATGCCAAAAGAGGCATACTTTAAAAAAGCGAAGTTTATGCAAAAAGGGCAAATAGACCCGTCTAATAACTTTGTTGTGAGGGCGGATTGTTACAATTTGGCTATACAAGACTTAAAGCCAATTGATCACTTGAAAAACCTGTTAGAGAATAAAAATGTCTAAACTGAGTAAAACCCAGATTCTACATAAACTTGCCGAAGATAACTTGCGTGTTGAATCACTATATAATTTTCTAATTAAAAAGAAATGCAAATGTGAATTAACCACTGAAATCCAAAAGGTAGAAGGTATTGACCATCCTGTAGTTTTATTGTGGATTGAAAACCATAAGGGTTTATGTGCTTTGACTGGAACTAGCGATTACAATTATATTAACTGTTTGGGCTTTTTGGCTGTTGATTTTAAGAAGTGTTTCAACAAGTGGTCGCAGGTTCCAATTCGCATTTCTTTGAAGCGAACTGATGAAGAAATTTATGACATTATGATGTCCTGTAACACCAAGGACAATTATGAAAAAAGTCTTAATTTCAAACAAATTTTTTGGGACGAATGATGAAACTCATTGAACTGGCACAAAATGTCAAGAAAACAAGTCGTAATGAAAAATCTATTGATATTGATGCTATTACAACAGCATTGAATATTAATTTTAATCATTATGATTATTATGATAAAATAAAGGAACATATTACCGCATATTGGGTAACACCTTGGCTGTGTACTGATACTATGGTTGGCCTCGCAGTGTACTTTTTGGATGGTACTCTTATTGGGGTTTCATTTCAACGTGGAAGAAAGTATGCAGAAGAGTTTGATTTCATATCAATGGAAATGGCAAAAAACACATATGACTTTTTTATGTCATTGCGTTCACCACATGAAGATTTTTCTATTATAAGCCAAGTGGACTTGGATGGTGAATGGGATGAACATGGTTTTGAAGCTTTTTATGCAAGTTCTATCTGTGTTGACACCGTATGGTATAAACCATCACAAGAGTATGTGAAGGTATGTAATCGCTATCGTTATGATTACAATATGCCATCAAATGTAATTGAAGTGATGTTTGACAATGGTGAGCGTAAGGTGGTAGAATTGGAAAATATTCTTGTACCATACGGCTTAGAGGAAGTTTGATATGTCACGCATTAAGGCTATGCTTGAAGAGGCTCTGGAAAATCTGGATAACATGTCTGATGATGAACTTGAACAGACTTTTATCGAATGTGGTTATGTTCCCACACGTTATGATATTGGGATGACACAAATACAAAAGGATGCATTGGAACGTGTTGCAACACGTTTAAAGGAAATGTCTCCGGAAGAGTTCAAGGCTAAGTTGAAAGAGCATGAAAACGGTGCTATTGCCTATGCGTTCAATTGTTGTGCACCTGATGATGTAAAGTAAAAAAGTTCTTGACGTGGTTGTTGTAAAGCGGTATAATGACCACATCAAGACAACGATGCTTCCTTAGCTCAGGTGGTTAGAGCAACCGACTCATAATCGGTAGGTCACTGGTTCAAGTCCAGTCGGAAGCACCAAAAGGCTGTTGTTAAATGTATCTTTAGTGAGGGGACTCTTAACCAGAGACACACGTTAACTCTGGATAAAGGTACTTAACTACAGTAATTTTTTATTTTAGGTGTGATAATGGCTAACATTCGTACCAAAGTGATTAAACCTTTTACCGACCAAACTTGTGTGGTTGCTTGTTCTGGTGGCGTAGATTCTGTTGCTTTGTTACATTTTATGGTTGGTTATAATAACGTTCGGGTAGTTCACATTAATCATAATCCGGGAAATCCGTATGACGATGATTGTGAGCAATTGGTTCGTGATATTGCTAAAGAGTATGGCATTGAAATCGACGTACATCATATTGATGTTGCGTATGAAAGTAATGTAGAACATAACTGGCGCAATTTTCGCCAAAAGATTTATCGTGCGTATGCTTGTGATGTTTACCTTGCACATACGTTAGATGATCAGGTCGAAGAATATCTTATGTCCTCTATTAAGGGGAATGTAAGATTTATTTCATCACATCGTAACAATTTGCGTCGTCCTTTTCTTCATTTGACAAAGGGTGAAGTTTATGCATATGCAAAGAAACATGAATTGATTTGGATTGAAGACCCGACAAACCATGATTCTTCTAATCAAAGGTCATTTTGTCGCAATGTTATCGTACCAGAGGCATTGAAGATCAATCCGGGTTTGTATAAAACTGTGTTGCGTTTGTCAACACAGTAAGGTTTGAATGGTAACAGCAATTTTAAAGCATCCAAAGCCGTGTGTTGTAGGTTCGAGTCCTATCCACCCCCGCCAATTGAAGTTTAGCTTTATTGGGGGTGTAGCTCAATTGGTAGAGCAACGATAAAAAATCCATTCAGTTGAACCCCTAAGTAGTTTAACTGGCTTAAAACACGTTTGCGCAAACGTATAGATGTTCGATGCATCTCTTAGGGGCCAAAGTAAAAGGTGAAAATATGTCACGTTGGAATGAAACAAAAGTATGTGCTAATCATATGCTGAAAATCGCATATCCTACATTGAAAGATATAGACGATCCTGTTTGCACCATATATAATAATGCCTTACCTAGTGTTATAGATAAGGTATTTGCAACGTTATATGCAAACAAGTATGAACCCGTTGAATTGCATGAACAATATTGCATTGAAATGATGCGAGTTGCATACAAATTGATTGGTAAATACGGTTATGTTAAAGACTATGGGGAAGATGATGAAGAAGCACATTGACGTAATGGTTGATCTTTTGCCAAGACCGGGTTTGTAATTACAAGCTTGATCTAATCGGTTTGTAGCTCAATAGATAGAGCACTCGCTTTGGGAGCGAGGGGTTGTGAGTTTGAGTCTCGCCAGACCGACCAATTTGAGGTCGAATATATGGATTTTAAAGTTTCAGAAGGATATGCTAAAAAAGAAAGAGAAGCTATAGTATCTGGTATATCAAGAATGGCGGCTTTCTTTTTAAAGAATGAAGAACGACTAAAGAAAGAATCTTTAGAGCGTTTGAATAATTTGAAAGAACGAGGTTTGACAATTCTCAATTCAAATGATAGTTCAAATTGTCCCTAAATATACTTAGCTATTATAATTAGGGGTATAAAATGAACGAATTAGCAATAATACTTAATGTGTTGGGAATATATGGCCGTGCTTGCCATAACCTAACAACTGGTAAAACCTTTATTCCTGATCATGAGATTTTCGCTGAGATTTATTCTTTCGCAGAAGATTCTTATGACTCTGTTATCGAAAGATGTTTGGGGTTGGGCATTGACATAAACATTCAGCAAATTAATCTTCAAGCGGCAACCATGTGTTCACAAATAACTATTGGTGATTCAAACGAAGAAAAGTTTGCAGGTGTTAATGAAATATTGTCTCAAACAAACAGCATGATTGATGATCTTAGTAACAATGGTGGATTATCTTCTGGTACTGTTCAATTAATTGGTGATATATCTAATCAGTTTGAAGTTTTCCAATACAAAATCAAACAACGTTTGAGTGATTAAATCCTATCATTATGATCCTTCGCTATTAGAAGTATAAGACGTAATGATTATTAAAGAGCCTATTAAGGTAAAGTGGAATAAACCCACACGATCAAAAGCCAGCATTGCTGGCTTTTTTGTTGTTAAAATATGTAAAACCACTTGATATCCATATCTCAGTTTGTTACAATACTAACATTCAATAATGGCTAACGAGTTAAACAATGAGTCAAATCAAAACATTTGGGGGTGTAGTATCAAAAACACAACCTCAAACTATTGCTGACCCCAAACCGGCAGGCAATTCCTTGCAAGATCGCTTGCGCCAGCTTGAAAGTACAAAGCCGGTTGTACCCCCGGTTATGCCTATACAACCTTCTGCGCCATTACCCGTAAATCGTGAGGTTAAACCAATCCTCAAGCCTTCGGTGAAGGCTGTTTTGGATGATTCTGAAAACAAGGCTATTGCGGAATCTTTGGCTAAATTGGGGTTTAGTGATTTTGATTTAACAACAATTGAAAAGTCACGAATTTTATTAATGCGTGATGACATCAAGATTACTGACCACCATTTTATTACCGAATATGGTGCTGATGTTTCGTCTGAGGAAATAATCAACAAATTGGCAAAGATTGTCAACTCATCTTTTTCGGAAGGCATTCGTGCTTCTTTGAATAAGATTATGGCGTCAATTAAGCGTGTTGACATTGATGCAATTTTCAATAAAAGTTTTTTAAAGTCATTTTTCTCACGTTCTATTACGACACGAGAAGAATATAACATTTTGGAAGCAGAAATCAATAAAGAAGTTGCTAATTGCAAGAATGCATTGGCTAAGCTAAAGTCTCACATTCCAGAGTTTGATGCCGTGGAGTTGGAGACGGACAAACAGTTTCGTATGCTTTCTGTATTAATTGTTGCTGCGCAGTTGCGTATTGACGATGAAAAGAGTAAAATGGCGTCACAGACAACAGCAGTAGAGTTTTTTGCGAAACAGACACTTCAAGATTTGCAAGATGCGTTGGCTCGTTTTGAGCGCCGTGTTCATAATCTGATGTTGATTCGTCAAACAATTTTGATGCGTATGTCTCAATTACGTCTTGAAGAAAACAATTTCTTGACGTTGATTGACCAAACAAACGATATTATTACGTTGGTTATACCAACATGGAAACAACAGATGATTTCTGTTTTTTCTTCAAAGATGAATGGTAACAATGAATATAACAATTTGTTGAACATTCAAAAAGAACTTCTCGAAAAAATGTCAAATGCTACAGGAGCTAAAAATGACAGTGTTTAAGCCGGTTTCCGCATATACTCAAACAGGACAAGTATCCAATCAAAACTTGGTTGTGGTTGGTACTGATAAGAATGTTGGCACTTCCGCCATTATACAAAAGGTTTTTGACGCCAACATGCAACGTCTTGTTGCCTCTGGTATGGATGTCAATGAGTTGCAGCAGCGTGTTTCCAATGCAGTGACAAATTTCAATCCTTACGAAACAACTGCTATCACCAAGCTTGGTTCCGATGCAGGTGAAAAGATTGTGCGTTTCTCTGATGACATGCTAAAGCATGTGCGCAGTTCCGATGTTGATGGTATTGGTGATAAGATGACCGAAGTTGTCGTCCTTGCCAAGCAAGTCAATATCAATGGTCTTGTTAATGGTGGATCGAAGATTCCCCTGATTGGTGGTCTTATCAACAAGTTTATTGTTGGTAAGGAAAAGATTGTTGGACAATACGATTCCCTTTCCAAGCAAATTGAAAAGTTGCTGTCTGAGGTTAGTGTCACACAGAATCGTTTGAATGGCACTATTCAAAATCTTGAAAATGTATATCTTTACAACGTTGAAGAATACAAAAATCTCGACACTAGTATTTTGGTTGGTGAAGTCAAGATTGAAGAATTGAACCAACAACTTGAAGAAATGAAGGCATCGCCAACTGCCGCTACCAATCCCATTGAAGCACAAAATATTTCCGATTTGTCAGGGATTATCGACCGCTTGAAGAAGCGTGTGCATGATTTGAAGACTATGCAAATGGTGGCAATTCAAACTGCTCCTATGATTCGCATGATTCAGAGTAACAACCGTACACTGATCGACAAGTTTACGAATCTTACTGAATTGACTATTCCCTCTTGGAAGAAGCAATTTGTACTGGCGATTGCATTGATTGAGCAAAAGAATGCAGTTGAACTTGCAACCAAGATTGACGACACGACTAACGATATCATGAAGAAAAATGCAGATTTGTTGAAGATGAACAGTGTTGCCACGGCGAAGGCTAATGAGCGTTCTGTGGTTGACATTCAAACTCTTGAATATGTTCAGAAGAACCTTATCGAAACAATTGATGAAGTTCAGAAGATCAAGCAGGAAGGTGAAGTTTCCAGAATTGAAGCGGTTAAGAAGATGGAAGACATGAAGTCTCAATTGATCGAGAAGGTTACTAACCGTTAATACTGACGGTTACAAACTTTAACATATTATGTCTTGTAAACATAGGTGTATGTGTTAATATACACCTACCAACTCACTATAAAGGTAAAATTAAATGCTACAACTTATGCGTCATTTCCGTTTCTCCGGTATTTTGGCCGCCCTCTGTTTCCTTGCAGCATATCTGTATGCTGGCCCCGCAGGTCTTTTTGTGGCGGTCGTACTTGCTGTTTTGGAAGTTTCTCTGAGCTTTGACAATGCTGTTGTCAATGCTGGTATTTTGCAACATTGGAATCACTACTGGCGCACCCTATTTTTGACGGTTGGTATTTTCATTGCTGTTTTTGGTATGCGCTTGCTGTTCCCGTTGGTTATTGTTTCACAAACATCTGACATGTCTATTCTTGAAGCATGGAACATGGCAATCAATAGCCCCAAGGAATATTCTGCTGCCCTGTTGTCTCACCATGCCGAAGTTCTTGCTTATGGTGGTTCTTTCTTGTTCTTGGTTTTTTTCAACTTCTTGTTTGACCCGGAAAAGGATTTGCACTGGCACTCTTGGCTGGAAGAAAAGATGGCAAAGCTTGGTCGTGTTGATTCGATGTCCATTCTTGCAACGTTGGCTATCTTGGTAGGTGTAACGAGTTTTGTTCCTGAGCATGAGAAGTTGGCGGTGATGATGGCTGGTACTTATGGTATCCTTACTTATCTTGCTGTTGAGTTTATTGGTCATCTGTTGGAAGAAGAAACTGAAAGTGATGTTAATGTAGCAAAGGTTGTTTCGACTGGTAGTATCGGTGGATTCCTGTACCTTGAAGTTTTGGACGCATCGTTCAGCTTTGACGGAGTTATTGGTGCCTTCGCTATTACTACTGATATTGTTATCATTATGTTGGGTCTGTGTGTTGGTGCGTTCTTCGTCCGTTCGATGACTACGTATCTTGTTGATAAGGGAACCTTGCAAGCTTATAAGTTCCTTGAACATGGCGCACATTATGCAATTGGCGCACTTGCAACCATCATGCTCATGAGCATTACTCATGAAGTTTCTGAAATCGTGACTGGTTTGATTGGTGTTGGTTTCATTGTGTGGGCAGTGGCTTCTTCGATCCGCTCGGATAAGAAAGAAGCTGCGTAAACGTTAAAATAAAAAAGGGCTTCGGCCCTTTTTTTATAGGTGATGAAATGTTATTTTTATATCCAAATATGATGTTTGAGAAAACAATAGACCCTGAGTTTCATGATGAAATGATTGAAGCTGACAATCGTGGTTATAAAACGTTGACCTGTTGGTATGCCCGCAGGGATACTGTCGTGACAGATGTCGTATACCGTGGTTGGATGAAGAACGCTGCTGAATATGATAGTTTTTATAAAAGTCTTCGTTATAATGGTATGACACTTATCAACAATCCGCAACAGTATAACAACACCCATTATTTGCACAACTGGTATGATATTTTAGCCGAGTATACTTTTAATACGTATTTTTTTGACACGGTTGAAGATTCTATTAATTTTGTAGATTCAATTAATTGTTCTTTTCTTTTGAAGGATGATGTTAAGTCTGGTGGTATTGTAAATGGTGGAGTTGAGTTAAGGTCAGCACTTGAAAAGATGCGAAAGTATCGAGGTACTGATGGTGCCGGTCGTATATGTCTTCGCCAGTATCATGCGCTAGACAGCTATTCTGAAAAAAGATTTTTTTGTTTTATGGGAAATGTTTTTTCATGTGATGGTAATGTGCCAACAATAGTTAGCGAAATTGCTAAGAAGATTGATAGTAATTTTTTTAGTATTGATATCATAGAAGATATTCACGGGAAAGAGTGGTTGGTGGAAATAGGAGACGGGCAAGTGTCAGGAATGAAGAAATGGACTGTTGATAAGTTCTATGAAATATTTGGCACTTGCAAATAATTTTTAGATGTTAATGCTCCCAATGAGAGTGTTAATGTTGCATTATAACTCTCATTGCTACTCTAAATAGTAAAATAATTTGGAGTAAAAAATGAAGCAATCATTTAGAAGTTTAGTTGAAAGTATGTTTGGTGTGACTCATGATCTTCATACTGTGCACAATCAAGATATACATCAGGCAATTGATTCACCCGCAACATCACATCATATTGACCTCCCACACCTCGTAAAATCGCATTTAACAAGCACTAGTGCATTGGACAGTGCGTCAGTCCATCATGACCCAGAAGTGCGTAGATCGGCCTTACAGAGCGATTCTCCGCACCTTAATATGAGTCATGTTCACGCAGGACTTAAAGATTCACATCCGTTAAATCGTATACAGGCAATTCATACATCAAAACGTGTTGGAAATTTAGCATCGGAGCATTTACATACAGCATTACAAGATCACGATGTTGGAGTTCAAAAGGCTGCTTTAAGCCATCCTAATATCAATAAGGCTCATATTGATACCGCCATGAAAAGTTCACATCCGGAAATACGTCATATGGCTGCGATGCACCACGCCGCTACCCCACAACATGTCATCAGTCATATAAATAACCCTGAAACATCACAGGCACACAAGATTGAGACGATTAATAGAGCACCCGGAATGCATCAAAATGGATTGCATGGATTGTTAAAACATTCGGATGGTGCTGTTCAACATGCTGCCCATGAGGCGTTGAAAACAAGAACTATGCCAAACGCATATCATCCATTGCATAGTTAATTTATAAAAGAATAATTGGAGAAAAAAATGAAGCAATCATTTAGACGAATGGTAGAAGGCGCATTGTTTGAGTCAAATGCAGAAGTTGTAGATCATAATAATGCAATACATAAAGAAATTGATAATCACCAAAAATCAAATTATGAATATGATCATATTAATTTAGCACCTTTGGTAAAATCACATATGACAAATGAAAGGGCACTCACAAGATCACAGTCACATCCCGATCTTAGTGTTCGCAGGGCTGTCTTACAAACATCTTCGCCACATCTTAATAAAGAGCATATTAATTTTGCTATGGGCGACCCACATCCGGAAGTACGTAGTTTAGCATTGAATATGTCCAATCTTCATGGTGGTGCGACACATGAACAGTTGCATGACGCTCTACGTTCAAATCACATAGATGTGCAAAAGGCTGCCTTAAAAAATAAAAATATTGATAAATCACATTTGGGGGCTGCTTCTAAAAGTATCCATCCAGAAGTTAGAAAATTGGCGGATTCTCACCCATTGAGTGAAAAGTAAAAAAGGGCTTTAAGCCCTTTTTTTATTCTTCATGTGGTATAGCAATAACAGGTGTATTTGTTTTGGTTTTATTACAAGATTCTATTTTATGATTACCTGCAATCAAATGCATTTCTCCTGTTCTGGTGTTATGTATTACGATAGGAACATTAACAGATATATCTCTTGTTGAGCCTACTCTTTTTTCCCCTACATTTTTAACTTCTTGTGACATTAAGGGATGAACTACTTTTATTGGTGAGTTTTTTACTGTATTGTCGAAAGTGTTTTTATCACGCAATTCAAGCATCCTTTTATGTGCCCATGACGGTATGAATGGTTTCTTTGCATGCACATTTAATTGGTGTGAAAGTTCCAGATAATTATTGTTTCTTTTGATAAAAAAGTTTTCGTCAAGTTTTTTCATGTCGGTTATCAACAATTCTTCAAAGTTCATTTTAGTCTCATACATTAACAAATACATGATATTTATTGTTAATGGAAACTGTACTTGACTATGATGTGCGAGTGTTGTAGAATAGGCTATCTTAATTTTCACATATAGAAGGCTAACATGAAAGAAATCTACTTGGGTCGTGCTGGTAGTATCAGCTATGGCACAAATACACCAACGTCTGATGAAGATTATCGTGGCATTTTCGTGGCTGACCCCAAGTTTATCCGCACTCCATTTTTTAAACAGAATGAGTACCGTCATCCTGATCAAAAGGATAGTGTTAGTTATGAACTGTCGAAGTTCATGCAATTGTATACGGAATGTAATCCAAACATTGTCGAACTCTTGTGGATTGAGGAAAATGATGTTATCTTGGATTCCCCAGCCTATCAGTTGCTTCGCAAACATCGCCGTGATTTGATGTCTTCGAGGGCTGCATTCACCTTTTCTGGTTATGCAGTTAGTCAATTAAAGCAAATGAAGAATCAGTCCAAGTGGCAGAATAACCCGCAACCAACAACCCCACCTCGTCAGATTGACTATGTTTCGTTGGTCGTCAACTACACCAACGAAAAGGTTTTCAAGATTGATCTTGAAGAATACCATGATGGTTATCGTTTGGTTCATTATGGTGGAAACATTTACGGTCTGTACAAGGACGCTGGTGCTAAGACATACAATGATGGTTTTCATCTGAATGTGACTGATAATTCCTTCGATCATACCACTGCTGATGGTGAGCGAAAGTTGCCGTTGATGATTGTCAAGTTTAACATTTCCGAGTACAAGCAAAATCTTGAAACATGGAACCAATATTGGGCTTGGAAGACATTGAAGGATAAGAAGGTTGATCTTTATCGTTTGATTGAGCTTGAACTAGCTGAACGTGCCTCTGTTGTTCGTGAAGTGGTTTCTGAAAGCTATGATGTTGACCATGTTGTTGGGAGCGAAAACATGGCCGAACTGGTAAAGACCATGAATGAAGCGAATCTTTCTGAATTGCTACATTTGTGTAAGCGACATCTTGACTTTCAAGCTACTGGCACTGATTTCAAGCATGGTATGCATCTGGTTCGCTTGTTGCGTATGGGCCGTGAAATCCTTGAGCATGGTGAAGTATTGGTGAAGCGTCCGGATGCAAAGGAATTACTTGAAATCCGCCGTGGTTCGTGGTCTTATGAGCAATTAATTGCTTACGGTGAGGAACAAGACGATCTGATTCGTAATAAACTTTACCATGAGACGAAGCTGCCTAAGCGACCTAACATTGAATTGGCAAGTAATTTGATCATGAAAGTACAGGATATGGTGTGGGGTAGTTAATACCTCACTTTACTATGAGTGATAAAACACTTTTCTTCCTGATAGATAATGTCCCAATGAAGATTGCTACGGTGATTTCTATATCAGTAATCTCTATTGGGATGTATTCAGTTCACCAAATCTGTGAGTTTATAAAACATGATTAGTTTAAAGAAAGATAATAAATCTTTTGACGTTACTGGTTTGATGAAACTATTCATCATAGCTATTTTTATTGCATGTCCTTTTTATTTTGGTTATCACCATTTTATTATGAAAGATATGTTTTTGATAACTAAAGGTACTGTTATTGAAAAAACCAATTATAAGAATAGTGACGGAAAGTACGTTTATGAGTTGAATGTTGCTATTGGTGATAATACCAATACTACCATAACGGTTGATGCCGATGAATATATTCATACCGAAATAAACCAAACCCGTGACATTAATGTTTTCAACAAAGAAAAAATGAATCCTATAATGACAATTGTTGGTATGATTGAAGTTGTTGTTTTAGTATTGGCATTATTGTTTATTGTTGGCGCAGCGATGGTGGCATAATGAAGTTTAATATAAATGAGTTTGTTAAAGTAAAACTCACTGATCATGGTAGACAACAATACATTGAATGGTATTTTTCTTTGTATAAAGGTAATCCGCCATATTCATTTATACCTATGGAAGAAGACGAAAATGGATATTCAAAATGGCAAATGTGGAAATTGATGCAGGTATTTGGTGCAAATATTTCAATTGGTTGTATTCTTCCGTTTGAAACCGAGATAATTATTGTTGGTGAAAATGGATAAAATATTAGTTGGCAATGCACCATATGTTATTGGTGAGTTTGATTTAGAATGTCCTGAAATGATGTTTGTTCAGGACATGCCTATTATTATGCCCGGTACAGATTTGCGTTTACCATCTCATTTAGAGTTTATTAGACCTCTAGTTGGTGCTATTCAGTATTCTACTAAGACTGATTATGTTTATGTTTCTTGTAAGAGCATGTTTACCACATTTGAAAGTCGTGGTCGTCCCGGTTGGCATTTGGATGGTTTTGGCACGGATGACATTAATTATGTGTGGTCTGATGATTTCCCTACTGAATTTTACAACCAACAAATAGAAATAACAAATGATCCTGTTATTTCACGTTTGGATATGGAGTTAATGATTGACGAGAGTAAAATCACTACATATCCTAACAAAATATTGTTGGAAATGAATAATACATGTATTCATCGTGTTTCTGTTGAAAAACGTGAAGGTTTTAGAACTTTCATAAAATTGACTGTTTCTAAGAATCAGTTTAAATTGAAAGGTAATGCACATAATTATTTGTTTAATTATAATTGGGATATGACCCCTCGCACACTAGACAGAAACCAACCGTCGAAATAAATTATTGACACCATTGTAACAATCTGTTACAATGGTCATCTAGGGAATCAACACTGTCAAAGGAAATGATATGGTTAAATTAGGTTTTTCAAAAGAAGAAATAATGTCTAGTCTTCAACATAAGGTTGAAGAACTTTACAAGCATTGCGATACATGGCTGGAAGCTGTGGTTGAGTATTGTCAAGAATATGATTTGGAGGAAACGGAAATTGCTCCTTATCTAAGTCCTGTTTTATTGGAACGTTTGCGTTCCGAATCTGTTAATCTAAAGCGTATAAAAACTGAGAATATTGCTACGTTACCATTCTAAATTATGAATATAAAGTCATTGGTTTATCCTTGTGAAAATCCAAAATACATAAATGATTTTGATACATGGAAGTTATATCAATCTGTTCGTTTACATTATATGACGGACAGCTATCGCCTTGAAAAGTATAATTTTTCATCGAAGAAAATATACAATTGGGACAAATATCAAACAGTTTCAACATGGGAAGTTAAATTGTTTGACAAATGGGCAAAGAGATTTACTACTGATGTCAATGTAAAAATGGCATTGGGCGCACATTTCTTTTATAACAAACCTAATGGGAGTTGGGAAAGTTCCCCCGATCAGGAAGATGTCCAACAGGCATATTCTAAATTAAAATCTTTTTTGTCTTCTCCGAAATATTTTTTAGAAAAAGACTTGACAAAACTTTACGAATCGTATACAATAGATATACTAAAAACAACAAATGCAAATGGTGGAGTAGGAATACCACCAATTTACCATTTGGCTCATAAGGGAATTATTTCTTATGAAACGTTAGCAATGGTTGATATTTCAACGTCGCTAACTAAATATACATGTATGAAGTTGAACACTTTGACATGGACAGCATATAAAGATTGGTATTTAAAATATCGACCATTTGTGTGTATGGAAATGGACAAGGAATATACTGATTACATTAGGGAAAAATTATTGCAATTGAAAAATAACTAATTTCCCCTTGTTTTAATTTTTCAAAACATATAAAAACACATAACTCATATAAGGAAATATATTATGTCATTAAATGCATTACGTTCTAGTTCAAAAAACATGCTTGAAAAGATGAAAGCGTCTGACAAGCCAGAAAAAGGCGGTTCTCGTGCGGTCGATGAGCGCATTTGGAAGCCTACATTCGACAAAGAAAAGGGTAGTGGTACTGCTATTATTCGTTTCTTGCCTGCTGCACCTTCCGAAATTGATGAATATCCATATGTTAGAGTATACTCTCACGCATTCCAAGGCCCAACTGGAAAGTGGTATATTGAAAATTCTCTTTCTACTATTGGTAAGCCCGATCCATGTGGTGAGTTGAATAAGCGTTGCTGGGACTCTGGTGTTGAATCTGATAAGGATAATGCCCGTTCTCGTAAGCGTAAGACCACATATTTTGCGAACGTTTTGGTTATAAAAGACCCGGCGCACCCAGAACTTGAAGGCAAGGTCATGATTTATGAATACGGCCCTCAGATTCACAAGATGATCGAGGATGCTGCATATCCAAAGGCACCAGAGTTCGAAGGTGATGAAGTTGTTGAACCTATGAACGCATTTGACATTGATAACGGCGCTGATTTTGTTATCCGTATCAATGGTCGTACTATGAAGAATAGTAAGGGTCAAACCGTAACTGTTCCTAACTACGAAAAATCTTCTTTCAAGGCTAAATCTCCGTTGGCCGGTGGAAAGGAAAAGGAAATGGAAAAGATTTGGAACCAATGTCACCCATTGCAACCATTCTATGATGAAAAGGAATTCAAGACTTATGAATCCTTGCAAAAGCGTCTTGTTGAAGTGTTAGGCCCACAAGTGGGTTCTGGTATTGCAACCGCATTAGGAACCACTGTATCTCGCAATAGTTCAGTGGAAGATGAAGAAGACGATGCTCCCCCTGTGCGCACTCAGGTACGTCAGGCCGCACCCGTACAAACATCTGAACCTGATGATGAAGACTTAGCATTTTTGCGTGAAATTGAATAATTTCACCTGAAATAAGGAAGATCAGTCATTACAAAAAACCAGCAGAAATGCTGGTTTTTTCATTTCTATTCCTTGAAAAAATCGTGGACATATGCTATGATGATGAAACACAGATAGGTGATTGCTATGACTTCAACCAAATCCATACGTGATGTGTATCAAATACTTCGTGACCGTTTTGCAGGAAAATGCAGAAAGGCTGCGTTGTATGATGTTTCATTGACTGAAAATGGTTCGTGTGTTCTTACCTCGACCATTCATGGGTCACAGTCATTTGTAACCACATTCAAGGAAAACGAGGAATTAATCCAAGAAATTCTTGAAATTTTCGACATTATTGTTGAAAATTACACTGAGCGAGGGTATTTCGTTAATTATGGGCGACCATCTTTAAAGTTCATGCAATCTCTTGATGATGCATACATTTATGCGAATTACCATCGTTATTTCAAAGACTATCATGTGGTAATTCAAATAACAATTTCAGAGCCGAGGTGATTTATGTTCAAGCGTCAAGTTTTGTTTATGGAATACGAAAGGGGTTGGCGGAAGTAAAATAGATTCAGTTGAATATTTTACTTCTGATGCACTAGCCAAAGAACGCATTGAAAAGTTTAATGCGAGAAATACTTCGAAAACTGTTCCTGATTGGTATATGGTGGCTGTATTAGGAGACATTGTTGATGTAGAAGATTGACAAAAGGTGTCAAAAAGTGTATAATAGTCAACTAGCATTCAAGGGCAAAATCATGAATACTTCGGTAGTTATAAAAAACAGTGTTGATGCGGATTTTAATAATATCAATAATATCGACGGTATCGAAGAAATTGGTATATTAACTTCTGCTTATTATGGAATATATGTCAAATTGAAAAATGGCGTTGTTTATAATTTGACTTGTAGTAAGGTTCTTCCAAGTGCATTGGAGTATCAAATTGATGAATATGGTTTATTGACCAATTCAGAAAAATACAAGTGTTTTAGTGAAGTTAAAAAATATATCTGAGGAAATCATGACAAATACAAATTTTACTATTGACCTTTCATATGGTGCATTTGATGATGATTTGTGCTGGGAGGCAAAGGTCAGGGGGACGAATATCGTAATGTATTCTTCTGATAATGTTCAACTTCTAATTGACATTGTGAAAGAAGTTAATGAAAAATATCCAAAGGATATTTTTGTTCCAAGTGCAACGTTGAATGATGTTGATTTTTTTGATATTTCAGCGGTAGAGGAATTAGACTTGATTAGGCTGTCAGTGAAACCCAATCAAGTCTATTGATGTTATGGCTGAGCCAAACGATTCGTGACTGTAGCAGCTATATGGGGATTTGCCATAAGATGTGGCATATTTTTTATTTTAGTTGCTTGGTCACGGTTGACGCCATGCATAGTCATTAAGCGTTTCACAGTTATTGGGTGTATTTGATGTTGCGCATTAATAGCTGAATCCAATACACTTTTATCTGAATTATAATGACGTGATGCTATCCACTGCATAGTTGAGTTTTGGACATTTCCTGTTCTTTTAGAAGGGTCTAAGTCCATAATATGTTGTAGTTGTGATTTTGATGCTGTTATAGGCATTTTTTTAAAAGCCTCTTTATTCTCCGCATAAATCTTTCTTCCAATATGAGTCTCTGTCAATTCAGGATGCTCATGTAACATTTTAAACCCATCAACATGCGTGTGTGTTTTATTACCATTGGCACGATATATTTGAGTTCCTTCTTTTCCTAATTCTTTCCCAACAATATAATGAGAACCATGAATAACAAAGGTATGAGTTGGTTCGAAGTTCTTATGGATTCTGTTTTTAGCAATATTAGCATTATCGACTTTATAGACAAAAACACCTTTTTTACGCATTTCATGCGTTGGTGAACCCATGAAAATGTCTTGGTTTGCAAAGTTACGAATGCTTTCAATAGGATTGAATCCTTCGTTCATAGGCACAAGATAATAATCTTCCATGTGTTGTAAAAATTTACCCATTTCAAACTCCAAATAATTTTATCTATTTAACGTGATGCGATACTTACTCCAACAGGCAAAGCAGTTTCGCTTTTGTCTATCTGTATAACACAGCTTACATTTTGGAAGGTAAGTACATGGTGATATTGTGTCATGTATACTTCAAAACCTCCAATATACATTTGATTAAATTGTTGTGTTGCGTAGTCATATACTAATATACCAATGCGCTCACCACTTTGGAGAGGGCTGCATATTATTGTGTAATTACGTTCAGAAACCAATTCAAACTCACTTGATAAAACTGCATCTGTTGTTGGTTCTATGTGTATTGTCACATGGTTTTTTTCTTTGATGGTTAGTGCCATTTGATTGCCTTTACATAAGTTTACTTTACAGTATATTTAACAATCAGTATAATGGGAGGAAATTAACCAATGGTTCCTACAATGTACTATGACATGATGATTGCAAATGGATTTTCCTATCAGGATTGTGTTGATGCTGGTTACTTTGAAGATGAATACCAATCTAAACATCAATTGATGGAAATGCTTTGCGATCCGGATTCTCCCTTCAATGATGTTATTGTGGATGCGATTGTTGAAAAGTCTCCTGATATTATCATTTCGATGGCAGGTTGTTTCTCGCCTATGCATGCTGGTCATTTAGATGCTATTCGCCTAGCACGTTCTTTTTATATTGACAGAGGGTATAATCCTTTGTGTGTTCTCTTTCCAGCACATGATTCATATGTTGACGTGAAGCGTGGAGGCACATGTAAGTTTTCGGCAATGTCACGCATTCAATATATGAAAAAGTTTCTGGAAGACAATAATGAAACTGATATCATTATTGATGAACATCCTGCTCTCTACATGCCAGCAGAATTGAACTTTCCTTATCTTATGATGCGTTTGAGCCATTTCGCACCAAATGTAAAACAATCATTTGTCGTCGGGGCGGACAATCAAATGTTTGCATTGGCAATTAAGCAGACTGAACATGACACCTTCATTGTTTCCCGTGATAGTGTCGATATCACCGTTGATTCACGTTTGCAACAACATGGTATGAGCAATGATAACATTTTTGTTGTCAAAAATAGTCCATATTCGTATTTGTCGTCTACTCTAATTCGTGATAAGGTTATGTCTAGCCTTTCTAACCCTGATATTTCCGGAACCTATATGGTAAGGGATGATTCAGGGCTTGGTGGGTTTGAAAACGTCACAGAAAGGCTTGTAGGGGCATTGGATTTCGTGTTTGAAGGAAAACTTGATATAACGGTGATTGATGCAAAGGAACAGGTGGAAATGTGCCGTCAGCATGTTGCTAATATGAACAGTTATGTTATTAGCATGGATAAGTATTTCCAAGGTGATTTCAACATTCGTTGTTCCCGTCTGTTCAAGAAAAATACTTATCAAAAAAGTCCGTGTGGATTCCTTGTTGAAAATGAGGATGAGTTTATACAATTCCTCAAACAACTGCCGAAGAATGCAAATGTTTTGATTGTTGATGATGACATTTCTTCTGGTCATTCATTCAACTATGTTAGGAATCTTATTTTTAGAAATACAGGAGTTGTTGCAGAAGGATTTTTCATGAATCTTTTTTATCTGCAACAAAAGGGAATCAATAAGAAGGTTTATGACATTATTGATGTGCGTGACTTTGTACCTTTCGCAAAAAATGGAGGGTTGCGCACAAAGCATAATCGTTTGATGTACAAGTATCCTCAAGTAAATTTGGCAACCCGTGCCAAAATACCACATGACAAAATCATGTTGTTTAATGAATTGATGTATGGTTGAGTGTTGATAAATATACCAAACAATGAGGTTTGGTATGTCTGAGAATAAAGAAAGTTTCCTTCAAGAAAAAAGAGATTATCATAAGGCCGCAGCCACAGCATATAAAAAGGAATATGCTGAGTCACATGATCCGCAACATTTAGAATGTGCAAAATATCACGAAAAGTTGTCCAAGGGGGATAATGATGAATGATATTTTAAAATTGATCGAATCTAATATAGAACCAAAGAAAAAGTTGGTTAAAAAGGAAGATTTGTATCGTTTGGGTATTGAGTTATTGACATCAGCAGGTTACAATAAGCCTGTTGAATATCTTAATGGACAATTACTCAATAGCACAAGTGAAAAGGAATGATGTGGTGATAAAATGTCTCAAAAAATAATAAATGAAGAATTAACAGAAAAACAAAAAAAATTGGTTGACAATTGGGTTAAAACTAATAAGGAACAAGGCGAGGATGTCGATCCATCGCATCATGATGGCTTATTCCACCGTTATACTAATGATGAAAAAAGTCCAAGACTTGTTATACCATTAACAGGTCATGAGGTACATTTTAATCCTGATATAGCAAAGCACTTGCACGAAAATGGTGGTTGGACTATTCATGATTATGATAAAGGTATTGCAACTCGTAGGTTACAGACCAAAAAAGGACATGTAAAAGCGGAGTTCAAATCCATAGGTTCTATATTAGCTGAAACCGGAGGGAATGAAAAAACTGCCGATGTTGTTCGTGGTGGTATAAATCAAACAAAATCACTTTCCAATATATTTCAAAATGATCCTTCCCGCAATAACAATAGAAAGGGAAATGGATTACAAATAGTTGTTTCAAGGCATCCACATGATATTGGTGGAATGACTAGCGGTAGATCATGGGAAACTTCTTGTATGAGACTACCACACGGTTCATCTAAAAACCCTGCATTGAAAGCTGGTGGCGAACACCACTCATATATTCAATCTGATCTTTCTCATCAAACTTTGGCAGCGTATCTAACACATGAAGGCGACAATACTGCCAAGGCACCTCTTGCACGTATATTACTAAAGCGTCATACAAATACAGACGGGCATGATATATGGCGTCCAGAAAATAAAGTATATGGTAATGCATCCGGTGACTTTTCTAAAACGGTTAGTGATTTTTCTAAAAAGGAGTTTCCATCTGAACCCGGCATGAAATATAGAAAATCACCCGATCTTTATAACGATGATGATAAAGATTCAGTTATTGAAAGTCATGTCAAAAATAAAGATAAACATAATGATGTGTTTTCGCAATATGGTATAGAGCCAAAAATTTCCAAGATAACAAAACACACTCATAATATCAGTGGAGAGCTTCATAGTAATGATGGTTTACCTTCTTTGATAATTCATGAGGGCAACACAGTTCACAAAATGTGGCATCAGGGCGGGGAGCTTCATAACGAGTCTGGCCCTGCTTATATCAAAGAAACACATGATGAAACCGGAAAATTAAAAAACACTTCGAAACGTTTTTACAATTATGGGCTACTTCATTCACCTAAAGATGGTAAAACACCATCTATTGAAGATACATCTTATGATGAACATGGTAACGTTACGGAAGTATCACATGAATACCACAAGTTTGGTTATGAGCATAATGGTATTTTATCCGGAATGTCTTCTATGTATGTTAATCATCATGGCATGGGTGTAGTTAAAAGTGTTTATGGCGAAGCACATACCGACAATGATGAACCATCCCGTTATTCGCTTTCATTGAATCAAAATGGAACAAAGGGATATGAAACAAAATCATGGGCACATCATGGACATGTGTTCCGTGAAATGAAAACCGAATATGATGAAAATGGTAAACCAACTGATCACTTTGAAGCAAAGTATGATCATATTAATAAAGGTGATATAGTTTCGCATAATTGGTCAAATGGCAAAGGTGTTGTGAAAACTAGTTTGGGTGATGGAAATACTATAGAGCATGAATATGAGTCTCATACCCACAAAACTTCACCAGAAGAACATGAAATAAAGAATACAATTTATCGTGACCATACTGGTTCTATTATAAAAGCACCTCACGCCAATTCCGGTGATTATGTGATGCATACCGATAATAAAAATGTTGAAAAGCATTTCGATGAGCAAGGTAATTTACACAATGAACATGGCCCCGCCCATTTTGAAGAAGAAAAGGATGAAACAGGAAATGTTACACGTTTGAAAATGATGCGTATGTATCATGGTCAATATGACATGGCCCATACTTCTAAAGGCGACATTTTACACCATGAATATGATAGTTCTTCTGACAATGGTAAAATAATCCACAACAATGGTGGTGGAAAAATGATCCAGACTGAATATAGCGGTGGTGTTGATGGATATAAGAAAAAGAATAATATCCACGCTATCGCACACTTAGATAAAGACGGAAATATAACAAAAGCCGATGATGGCAGTCCTTCTGTTTTGACAAAGGAAGGATTTGGTTTCGTTGGGCATGATAGTTCGTATTATAGCGATAAAGAAAATGTTCCCGCTTTTGGTAAGGTTTTTAAGAAGTCTAAAGAGCATGTCATAGGCAAAACGTTATCGGTTCACGATACTCCTATGTCTGGTCGTATGGTTTCGATTGAGCCAGTAAAAGGTGGTTCTTCTATTAAGTCTGTTTCATCGCATGGTACATTCATACACCACTATGATGAAACAGGAAAATACAAAGGTTCTGAAATAACATTGCCAGAAACAAAAGAAACTGTCTATGGTGATAAAGAAGGAAACTTAGTTGACAAAGATGGTTATGGTATCTCGTTGTCCAAGGAACGTTCTATAGAAAAGAACTCACCTGATGATTTCAAGCTAATATCAAATACCGAGCCACTGCACCACACAACCAGTAAGATAAAATTACCGGAAAAGGTAAGTGTTTAAAAAGGGGTTGCAAAACCCCTTTTTTTATTGTATAATGGATGAAAACATATTGGTGAAGCACCATGCAAAACATAAATTTCATAGAAGTTGGCCATTTCTACGCCGACGAGCATAACAATCAACTCAATTTGTCCTATCTTGGTGATGTTGTTTCTAAACTTAAAGGTTTGAAGAATACCTTTTGTGCATTGTTCATCGACAATTACAATTCCACTGTTTTTAATTTGGATATAAACCATCTTAAATCTCATTACGAGATTGCGCTTAACATGCCTGTTCATATTTTTTATGAAGGAGACATGAAAGAATATTACCTTCGCACATTGTCTCTTTTTAATGAAAAAGATTTAGTGATTACAAAATATAATCGTGGGAAGAAAGAAAAGCTTGAACTCGCATTAGGCGACTGTCGTATTACTATTGCAGAAATTTCACCAAATTTTAAAATAACTTGTGCAATGCTAAGTCTTATGTGGACACTATTTCGTCTTGGTTTTTACGAAGACAAGAAAAATAATGTCATTACTGTTATTGACGAGAAGTTTTTCAATGTTGAGAAAAAAGTTCTCACAATGCTCCAATACATACAAGATAACCATAATCATGATTGTGTTAGCGCAGTTGATTATTGGTTTTATAAAACATAATAAAGGGAATATATGATAATAGCATCAGCGTACAAAGATGTTTCAAAAATAATAAAAAGTGGGCAAGGTTTTATAAATCCTGTTGCAGAAAAAGCTAATATTTTTAAACAACAAGCACAATCTTTAGATGTAAATGAGTTGACAACTAAAGCTGAAAACATTGCTACTAAACTTAATATTTCAAACCCTTCACAATTTGCGAGTGATATCGCCGCCATTCCTGCTAAAATAAACACTGCAATGAATACAATTGATAATTTTAAGAGCCATATTGATCAATTGTCTGGGGTTGTTTTAGATGGTGAAAAAAACTTAGTTGGTTTAATTGAGTTGGCGAAGGCAGCACAAGATATTGTTAAGGAGTGTAGTGATAATCCTGATGATGAAAACTCTTATAAAAACAATCCAATGTATAAACTTTTTGGTTCGGTTATGGACGCTGGAAAACATAACCAGCGTTTTGAAAGTGCACAGAAAAAAATAAATGAAATAATTGACTTTTTCAACATTGATGAATTGAGCGACTATCTTCAAAGTTTACCTGAAAATGAAAGGATACAAGCAATAAAGAAAAAATTAGATGGTATAAAAGAAATTTATGATAATATACATGGAAAATTAGAAGAGGCTAAACAATTTGATGAAGATGCATATACTGAATTAAAAAACGAAGTTTTATCTCAGGTGGTGACAGCTACACTATCTTCT